TTGCTTTCTTGCTTCTGTTAATGCTTTAGCGATTAAATCGTTGATTGTCCCCTTGTATTCGGGGTCAAGTTCAATTCCATGCTCTACCATTGCTGCTGCTAAGAGGTGAGCGGTCTTAGCCCATCTAATCCTAAGCATTGTTTCTGATGCTAAATCGTTCCCAACATCCCAATTCCTTAATCCAATCCTAACCCATTGGCTAAAATTGTCCATTCTTTTGCTAATTCTCATCGTTGTTTCGTCTAAACTGACTACTTTCTGTACTTTCATTTGTATGCCCTCAACCCTTCCGAAGTAGCACATTGGTATATACCTACCGCCCATTCATTGACGCAGAGCGGGGAAACTGTATAAGCGCCTCGGCCTCCGGTAGGTAAACACCGGCCTCGGGCGTGGCGGAGAAGCCTCTTCTCGGGAGGTGTCGCATATGCCTCACCCTAAAGAAGATAGGAATCCGTTGGGTTTTGGTTTACTTTTGCAACTAGGTTTACTTTATACACCGTCAGCGGTGGGGAGGTTGTATGACCAAATCAATGACCGGCTCTTTTTACCTAACCGAAACTGTTTCAATTCCTCTAAATACTGCAACCGCTGTAATGACTCAAGGAACTGTTGATCTAGGTGCTTATGTAAATGTTCCAACAGGACAAGCAATCGCAATAGAATCTGTGGATTTCATCTACCAAATGGGTAGCACTTTTGCACAAGAGGGTTCATCTTTCCTTCAAATTAGCGGCGCGGTTCAAGTCCAATTTACTAATCTTAACCCGGGAACAGCATTAGTACGTGCAGATTCCCAATCCCTAGTCGCTTCGGGTGCAGTGAACATTGATCAACCAAACAATATTGCATCATACGATGTTGACATTTACCCCGATAACTTCGGTCCTTCTTCATTAAGTGAGGCCTTCTTAGTTGTCAATGATACGCTTTATCTTAATGCTGGCCCATCAGGTGCTTCTACTAATTTAGGGGCAATTCTGTATGTAACCGCTAGAATCCGATGTAGAGTCGTCAAATTGTCTACAAAAGACTGGATGGCTATCGCAATACAATCTACTGCTGAGGCATGATACTATGGCTTGCGCTACTTGCGCTTTACTGCAAGAACTCTTGGAATCAGCCGGAGTTGATACCTCCATTGCTAAACCGATCTCCGAGAAGGTAGGGAAACCGATCGAGAAGAAGATTAAGCGAAAGGCTTCTGCATACTCTATCAAATACGGTAAAGCATTCAAGAAGGTTGCTAAGAAGTATCAGAAGAAGTCGGGCGGTTGGATGAAGAACGGTTTCAAGCGCGCACAGAAAGAAGCACACAAAGTTGCAAAGAGGATGAGATGATATGGCTAAGAATAAAGAACCCAATACTAGAGCCCTAACAGGCCCAAGGCAATTAAGATTAGATGTACCTGCATATACTGGTGTGTGGGATGTTCCTTCATTGTCTTATACACCGTTTGGTGGTTGGGTTGGTAGTGCCACATCTACATCGATCTATTATGTTAGTAAGATCAATGTGAACTTGGGCTTGGATGATTTGACGATGTTCCCTCAAGCAATTGCATTACAAGACCCGGGATATTATCTTAGAAGCCAAGCAGACGGAGCAAACGATTTAATTGTAGTTGACATTGTAGCGATTAAAGAACTAGATCCAGAAGTTGTTATTGCTAATATTAAATTAAACAACTCTCCCGGCTTTCCGGGGACAACTGATGACTTTACTCAAATCATATCGGGCAATTATAGAATGATGGTTCAAGATTTAAACAACGCTAGTAACCCAACACTTCAACAAACAATATCCTCAAAGGACTTTTCCAGTGGTTCACCATTTGCTCAAGACTTTTTGTGGCTCTATCGCTTTGTGATTCCTCGTCAAGACACCCACCCATCATTAGCGCCTTTGGATATTTTAGAAGTTCCAGCGTCAAGATTCATCATTGGTGCTGTAATTGGTCAAGAAAAAGATTTGCCTTACATGATGCGACTTAAGAACTCTTACGAACTTCAACAGTAGTGATATAATGGTTTCAGATCCTACGTTGGGCAAGATTGCTAAACTCGCTTGGATATGGAGTTGGGTTATTTGGGATGTTACCGAAGAAGAAGATGATTTGGTTTCTGATATAGTGTCCATTACTGGGGGTGTTGTTGCCACTGCATTTATTTTAAACCCCACTTACACCTTCTCAGTCACAGGAGCGGCCACTAGAGCCGTTCTTACTAATCCAGTAGTGCAAGCGGTAGCGGCCACAGTAGTTACTGGGGCAATTGTATCAAATGAAATAGATCCTAACTCCGGCTACGATAATTATGTTGGGTTTATTACTGGAGGGGAATTAAATCAACACTTTGATATTGGAACTGCAAGAGAGGATATTCATTATTACTCAGGAGATCCTAATGACTCGGGTTATTTTAATGTCCCCCGTAATGTAGAAATTATTGCTAGCCATTATTATGATGTAGGGGTTAAAGGTTTGAAATCCAAAAAGAAAAAAGCGGAACTATATTACCGAGATAAGAAAAGACAACTTCTCCGAAGACCATCTTGGCTTTAATCTTCATCAACCTCATAATCATGAAGTTCAAGTGTGACCTTTGCATTGGATCTCATATTGACTAAGCGATCTCTAATCTCTGGTAATGTCGCACCTTCCATGTGCATTATCAGAAGTAAATTCACTGCATCCCTAATTCCATCATAATATCCCGCATCAAAATCTTGCTCACTCATAGGCTTAACCACCTTTTCAAACATTTAGTGCTGCACAAATTATAGATCTCATCATCCATTGATTCTTTGAAGGGTGCTTTATAATGTAATATAATTGATTCAGAATACTGTTCATCCCAAACTCCTTCACACCAATCACAAATCATTCTAATATCTCCAAAGTGCTTTGCTTTCTTGCTTCTGTTAATGCTTTAGCGATTAAATCGTTGATTGTCCCCTTGTATTCGGGGTCAAGTTCAATTCCATGCTCTACCATTGCTGCTGCTAAGAGGTGAGCGGT